TAATTATATATATTATTTATCATTACAAGTTTAATATTAAATTAATATAAGTAAAATAATTATATTCTATATATTTATTAAAATAATAAGGTTTTAAATTTTTAAGATTATAATAATAATTAGAAATATCAATTGTATTTATTTTAATTATATTAATATGATTATTTAAATCAAATAAATTTTTATTTTTTTGATATATTATAAATTGATAATAATATTTTAAATAAATTAATATAAAAATAATTTTTATATATTTATTATAATTATTATTTCCTATTATATATTTATAATTATTCATAAGATTATCAAAATAAATATAATCAAAATCATATATATATTCTATTTTATTTAAAATTTCTATTATTTTATTGAATTTTTTATATTTAATAAACACTAAAATTTTATAGATATCAAATTTATATCTTATTATATTTATGTTATTACTATTTAAACAACTAACTAAAGTATCACCGCTAAAATGATTATTATGTAATTCATAACTATAATAATATAAAGAATTATTTAAATAAAAAGAATATTTTGTTTTAAATAATTGAAAATATTCAGTTATACTAAAATAATTATTTAATATACTTTTATCATTATTAATATGAAAATCATTATCATATAAAATACGAAAAATTTTATAATAAAAATTTATTATATTTGTTTTATAATTAAATTTGTCATAAAAGAAATGATTATAAATTATTAATGTATTATCTATATTATAATTATTAATTAAATTATAATTACTTGGATATGGTATAATATATGTATTAAAATAATATTGAAAGTTACAATATTTATAATAACTATTTTCAAGAATATGATTAAATAAATTATTGTTATTTTTATTAAAAACTTTCAATATAATTGAATTAGAATTTGTAATAAAATATTTAATTTCATTATAAAATGCTTTACAAGTTAATGAAAACATTACAATTATATCTAAATCGACCATATATTGAATAATATAATTAATAAGTAATATATCAAAATTTGTAATATTGATATTATACATATTTCTATAATATAATCTTGTATTATATTTATTTTCTATATTTATTAATAAAAGCTTAATTAAATCAATCGTTTCTTTTTGTTTATTAATATTTAATTTATTGTATTTTTCAATAATAAAATTATAATTACTCAAATGCTTTATATCATTCATTTATATATTTAAATATAAAATATATTTAAATCATTTTAGTCTTTTTTGTTCATTTAATTCACTGGGATTCCATGATATATATATATAATTATGATGTGGAGGAGTGAATTGTCTAATATATAATCCATTTTTTTTTAAAGCATTCACTACATAAATAATACAATCATCTATTTTATATAATGGTTTCCCTATAATTACATATGGTATTTTATAAATTATATTTAAACCACCATCACAAGCTTTTTTTTTAATTTTTTCATGACATTTTTTTATTATTTCGTCATATGTATTATTTTTATTTTTCTCTTTTTTATTTTTTAATTCATATAAAGTATTCAAAGAAATTTGAGGAGGCATCGTTATTATATATTAATATATATTTTATTTAATTATTTATACTAAATGTTGTTATATCTACATTATAATGTTTTAAAGCATCTAATGCTGTATTATTTTCTGCTTCTTTTTTTGAATTTCCTGTTGATTTTGCTATAACAGTATTATTTTTATTTTTAATACAATAAGTGAAAATTTTATTATTATCCTTTGTAGTTATATCAATTTCTAAAAATTTAGGCGTATCTTGTAAATGATGTTGCATATAATATATTAACATATCTTTGTAGTTTGTTTTATTTATTATAAGTTCGCTAAAATCTAAATTATTTTCAAGAACAGATATTACAAAATTATAAACTATATCATAATTATTTGAATTATCTATAAATAATGCCCCTAAAAATGCTTCCAAAATATCTTCCATTATTTTATAATTTTGTCTTCCATTTGCTTCTTCTACCTGTTTAGAAATAATTGCATATTGATTAAATCCTAATTTATTTGAAAGATTACCTAACATTTTACCATTAACAATTTTAGTTCTTAATTTAGATAAAAATCCCTCATTTTGGTCGGGATATCTTTCAAATAAATATGAAGATACTATCATTTCTAAAATAGAATCACCTAAAAATTCTAATCTTTCATATGACATATCTTGTAATGGTAAGCAATCTTCCGGACATTTAGAATTACTATTTTTGAAATCTATATTTTTCATAGTACAATAAGATTGATGAACAAATGCTGTTCTATATAAATCAATATCATTTATTTTAATATTTGAAACTCCATTTTTTTCCAAAATTTCTATTAAATTTTGTTCATTTAATAAAATATTTTTGTTATTATAAGGCATATCATTTATATCAATTTCTTTAGTTTTATTATGAAGAGAGTTAATACGAAGCATAATATATAATATTATTTATATATAAATCAATTTTTTTATATTAATTATACATAAGGAATTAACATAATTTAAAATAAAATGACTATCAGTGATTTTAGTCCAAACGAATTAGAAATACGTTCTCTTGGGATAGGTGTTCTAAATCAAAAATATTTAGATTTATCTACAAGAGAATATTTAGTTATTGGAGATATTAGTAGTGAAAATGAAAGGGGATTAAATATAAATGAACTTAATACAGTATATCATTCAAAATATATTAACGAACCAAATGATTATATACGAACACGCGATGTCAAATATTCAACAATTATAAATAATACAGGAATTGGTATTAATACAAGTAGAAATACATTAGATAATAATTTATTAGCTTATGGAAACAGGGGCTTATATGTAGAAGCTGGAGATATTATTTGCGAAGGTACAATTAAGGCAAAAAATATAGTATTATTAGAAGGCGGAAATGACTATGAATTTAGTGGTGATATTATAAATAATTCAAATTTTATTAATAATTTAATTGATAAAGTAAATAGCAATCTTAAAATTATAAGATTTGAACAAGGTTGGAGTAAAAATTTAACAAGAAACTTATTAAAAACAAATATATATACTGATAGTTTTATTAATATTGGTGGTGTAAGTGATACAGTTAATAATTTAAATCCTGTTAATATTGTATCAGAAACAGATACAAATCAAATTAAAAATATTCATTTATCTATTAAAAATAAACAAAATGCTCCGCCATATATTTACAGTAATTTTGAATTAGAAACTATAACAGTTAATGAACCTGCTTCATTGAATATTGGTATAATAGGCAGTAGTAATGAATCTCCTGCTATTATTTCAACAACTAAAAATATGCCTTTAGAATTTCATATATCTAGATTTGGAAAAGAAATAGACGATGCTTATGGTGCTAGTAATACTTTACCAGATTATTATCAAAATAATCATGCTATACAACCAAATATGACTATAACGGGTGATGGAAATATAGCAATAAAAAAAAATTATGTTGATTATATAAATGTTAGTGATAATATAAAAGCTGATTTTCAGGTTCATGGCAATAGTTTATTTAGTAGTAATATTTATAAATATACTAATGATGGTATTATCAGAAATTTAGATGATATTTATGTTAAATCATTGGGAAGATCATTTGAACCTAACCAAATAAAAGGTGGTACATTTGCTGATGAAAATTTTAAATTTAATTGTAATGTTGATATTAATACTATATACGGAGATACATTAAATATTTCAAATATAAATATATATAATTATGTAACTTTTGACAATCCTTTAACTGTAAATAATACATTAACTGCTAAAAAATTAGAAATTATTGATGTTAGTGAAACATCTATTGTTAATTCTCATATTAATTTTGAAGGAAATACTATTTTAAGAAATACAAATATTAATGGAGATTTATTTATTGGTAATGATAAAATTTTACCATTACCAATAAATAATGTTAATTTTTTAGTAAATAGTAATGATGGTTCAGGATATTACAATATAAATGCTGGAAGAGTTATAAGTGATTATGAATTAAATAGTAATGTTATTTTATATTATCATCTAGATGATTCTTCGGGATTTGATGTTAGTAATAGTAATATGTCAATTAAAGGTAAAATGTCAATTGGTTTAGATAATGCTGACTCCAGTTCTGATAATCAATTATATATAAAAAGAAATAATACAAATGGAACTGAAATAGCAATAACAGATTTAGATAATAATATAAGAACTAATATAGGTCATTTTAATTATATTGATGATGCTGATGACAATAGTTTGATTTTTAATACTAATCATGGTATCGGTGCTGGTAAAAAAAGAAATATATATTTTTATTCAGGTATAAATGATTCTGATATAATTGATGAAAAACCCACATTATCAATATTACAAAATAATAAAATTGGTATTAATGTTAGTAGAAGTTATAATAATAATTTTGTTCATGAATTATATGTAAATGGAAAAATATATGCTAATGATATTTATATAGATGATGAAAATAATAAAGCATTTTTATTTGTCAATCATATAAATACAATAAATAATAAAATATATAAATTAAATTCTGATACAAATAATAATAAATTTTTTATAAATTATGATAATATATTATTGAATAATACAAACATTTTAAATAATAGTAAAAGTTTTAATATTAATAATAGTATTAATATATATTCTTATGATAATACAGGTGGATATTATTATAATAATAGTAAATTAGGTTTAATTAAACATTTTGATAATAATAGTAAAAATACATATTTTGATAATAAAAATTTATTAATTGGAATTGAAAATTTATCAAATGAAAATAAAAATTTACATGCTGGAATTGATATGCCTGTACTTGGTGTAAGAAATACAACAGGACATTATAAAAATAATACTATAATTAGATTATATAGAGGCAAACATAATAATAATATTGTTAATGATGACGCAAGTTATACTGGTATAGATTTTTGCGACTGGAATCCAATAACAGGAGATACAGATAAAGATAGATGGTACATTTATAGAAATAATAAAGAAGAATTTAAAACATTTAATACAGAAATCAATATTAACAATTATCCTGGTATATTTGAAATTGGTTATGCTGATAACATAGTAGAACCTGAAAAATCTGGTTTAGAAATAATGTATATGAGAAATACGGAACTTATACCACAAGCTGGTGCTATTAGCAATGAAGTAACTGATGATGACGACCAGAGTTACTTTTTTGTTTTCAATAGACCTAAAAATAGTGATTTAGATTTAGAAAATTTAAATAAAAAAGATACTGTTACAATATATGGTAATTTAACTGTTGAAGGAAATATAACTTGTACTAGTAATATTTATAAAAATAGCATAATAGTATCTGAACCAAATGAATTAAATATAATAAATACACCATTAACGATTCAAAGAAGTGATAATGACATTTCAATATCTGCCAATGATATTGTATCTTTATATGAAAAAAGTTATTTTATAGGAAAAATTAATGATTTAAACCAAAATAAAATTGAAAATTATTTATCAATTAAATCTTTACATAATCATAGTAATGTAATAATATATAATTATAATAAAAATGTATTATCAATTCAAAGTGATTATAATGAAACAACTAATGATACAGAATTTGAATTGGCAACATTGAAAAATTATGCAGATAACTCTATGATAAAAAATAATAATGTAATATTTTCACTTGGTACTATTAATAATTATGATGATTATGTCCCTACTTTATTTAAAATTAAAAGTAGTCACAGTGATATAATGTCATTTTATAATTCTTCGAATAATGGTTATATTAACAATTATATCAATATTGGAAAAAATAATAAAGGAGGAATTAGATATAGTGAAAATATTACGAGTAATATAGCTTTACATATAGATGATGATAAAGAATATCAATTAACTATATCAGGAAAACAAATTACATCTAAAATAAATTTAAACAATAAAATAACACAATATATTAATAAATCATGGATAATTGAAAATTCAAATGATAATTTAAATATTAATTATGGTTCAAATAATAATGACACCCCTATACCTACCTATATTAATAATATATTTACAGTAAATAATACAAATAAAATTGGTATCAATAATAATGAACCAGATTATACTCTAGATATATCAAGTATTCATAATAGCACTTGTAGATTAACAAATAACTATTATGAAAATAATAATATATATAATGTAAAATATATAAATATTTACAATTCTAATTTAAATAATATTACAACATCTAACGTACAAGACGATGAGAATATGATTATTTATAATCAAATAATTAATATTGATTATAGCAATATACCATTAAATTCGACAGATAATACATATATATATGAAGATTTAAGAAGAAATAATGATATTATTCGTAATACAGAAATTATTACAAGTAATTATGAATTAATAACAAGTATATTTTATGATGCGATAATTGATTATGAATTAAATTTTTCAAATATCAATATTGAAAATTGTAATATAAGTTATGATTTTATCAAAAATAATTCTCAAAATTTTGATACTAGTATTAATTTTAATTTCCCTTATTATAATGAAAGTGGTATTATAAATAATTTATTACCTATATATGATGATTCTCATTATAATATTTTTATAAGTGATAGTAACTATTATTCAATTAATTGTAATTTAAATTCAAGTTTAAATTTAAATAATATAGATGGAGTTAATTGTAATGTTAATTTTAGTTTTATAAATAATTATAATGTATTATCAAACACTTATATTAAAAATACTATAGATAAAAATACAGACCAACTTTCGAATAGTAATTTATTCTTAAGTAACATTATAGAAATTGATGATAATGAATTATTCTCTAATATTAATACAGATAGTTATTTAATATATAATACTTCAAATTATATTGATGAATATAATTTGAATTTATATACTTATAACTTTTTGTCATATAATAGTAATATAAATGAATCTATTAATTTGGATTTATATTTAAAATATTATTATACATTTTCAAATATAATAACATTACCTGTTTCTACTTCAAATACAAGTAATTCTATTGAAAGATATTTAATTAGTGATAATAATAAATATTATTTTATAACATCAAATTATTTAGAAAATAATATTGATAGAACTACATCATTTCAACTACCTATATATTTATCATCAAATATATCTTTTATAAATAAAAATTTTGATTTCTCATTTAATTTTTTAGGTTGTAATTATAATTTAAATTGTAATTTAAGTTTGGAATTTACAAATTTTTATGAAGTTTATGGTAATAATTATGAAACTCATGATTTAGAAATAAATATACCAGAATTAAAACCACATTTAACATTTCAAAATCAAAATAAAGAAAATTTAGGTATTAATAATATTTATAAAGATTTTAATGAAAATTTAGTTATCAAATATGAAGATGATAATAAAAATACTAATATTGATATTATTAATTTTAAAAATAATGGAAATGTAGAAATCAATAACGGTGACCTAATTGTAAAAAAATTATACGTTGATGATATAATAAGTAAACATACTAATAATAGTATTTTACATGATATTAGTAATCCAAACGATTTTACAATAGAATCTGTTTATAATTTCTCAAATGTAGATTTTAATTCAAGAAATATTAACTTAAATTCTAGTAATTTAAATATAAAAATAAATGGTGATAATTTATCAAAATTTACTATTTATAAAGATAGTTACAACCATAATAATAATGAAAGAGATAATATATTTCAAATAATTTCAAGTAATATTCCCAATAATTTAATGAGTATGCATGTAATTAATACAACAAGTTATTTAAATATAGGACATAATAATGCTAGAGTTGGTATAGGTATTAATTTTGAAAAATTTAATGATGATGATGTTTTATATACTAATGGAAGTATTAATATAAAAAAAAGAAATTATATAAATATGAAAAAAAAACCACATATTAAATTAATTGGAGATAGTAGCGATACTGGTCATAATATTTATAGTGTTAATGGTAATTTTAAAATAACAAGTGTAGATACAAATTATAGAGAAAATACAATATTAGATATCAAAAATGATTTCTTAAGTGGAGTAAATAATATTAGAACTAAAAATTTATATGTAAATAATATATATGATTTAAATGATAATAATCTAAGTTTATTATTAACTCAAATAAATAGTGAAGCATATGTTAATTGGGTGCATGATATAAATTTAAACGCTAGCAATATGAAAATAGCTACTTGTAATTTTGATGTTGCATTATTTAATAATAATCAAAATTATTTTAATATTAACAAATTAAGAAATAAAAATTTAGTTAATGTTAGGAATAATAATATTATTATTAATCATTGTAATATAACAATACAACAAAATACTGAAGAACCACCATTAAATATCCAAAATTTTTTATATGATTTTAATAATTCAAATTTTGTATTATTTAGTGATAACAGTTTACATTATTATTCAAGTAATTTTACGAGTAATACTAATATATTACCAAATATTGATAAAATTTTTATGAGTGATCTGGTTAATTCTACAAGTAATATATATTATAAATCTTCTAATAAACTAAATAGATATGATGTTGAAAATAATTCAATCATCGAATATACCGACTACATATTTTATCAAGGTTTTGACAATAAAATTGACTATAATCAATTTGAATATTTAACTAAAGGTAATGTAATTTTACCTTTCTATTATGATAATGGAAATTATACATTAGAATTAGATAAAAATTTAATAATTAGAAAATATAATGCTAATTATATTTGGATTAAGTATCAATCAGCACCAACTGACTCAGAATCATCAAGAAATATAACTACTGATAATTTTAATAATATATATACTTTATTAATAAATAAAATTCAGGCTGAAGCAACTCCTCCTGAACAAATTATTATAGAAAGAACAGAAGATTTAGGAGATTATATACATAGACCTCATGATTATTTAACCTATACTTTAGACGTAGGCGGTAATACTAGTAATTATTATTATATTTTTAGAGAAACAGAATTATATAATATTAATGTTAATCATCAATACTCAAATCTTGGTATTGGGTTTGTTAATTTAGATTTAAGTAATGATTATATTTATCCTGTAGTATCTAGTATAGTAGATACTAAAGTGGGAGAAGTTAGAGGATTAACAATAACTGATGATACTAGTGAAAATATAATGGGGAATATTATTTTTCATGACGAAAATGGAGGACAACAACAACTAGAAATAAAAATATTTAGTGGTACGGTTACTTTGACCTTAACAAATGATATAAATATTGGTGAATTATATATTTATTTAATAAATAAACCAGAAGGTGATTATCATTATTATAATAGTGCGTTAACAATGACTCCTACAAATATATATATTAAATATGAAAATTTTGATTTAATTGATTTAAACACTATTATTGAAAAAGATAATGATAAAGTATTTTTATCAAAAAAAAATAATATTTATGAATATAATACATCAAATTATATTATAAAAAATATTACAAATATTGTTCATACTGATAAAAATATTGATAATATGGCATATGATAATACATCAAATTATTTATATTATTCACTAGGTTATTCTATTAAAAGAATTAATATAAATAGTGTTGATACATGGACTGAAATATCTATTCAAGATATTCAACAAAATGATTATTATATACAATATATAATAGAAGAAGATAGTGGCGATGCTTATAAATACCAACAGTTTATTAATTTAAAAAACAAATTAAGAGATGAACTAAGAAATGGTAATACATCAATAATATTAACAGAAAGAGAACTTGCTATAGATTATAACTTAATTAATGATGTACATTATAATAATTATATTATTATTAGTTATAATGAAGAAAATCATTACTTAAGACCTTCAAGATTAAATGAAATAAATATTGGTGGATTAGAAAATAGTTCAGGAGACAATTATGGAAAAGTATATGATACTCGATTTCAAGAAATAAAAAAAATTCAATTAATAAATAGTGATTATCTATTAGTATTAGACTATAATAATTCCGAAGGTAATAATAAATCTACCTTTGTATTAATACAATTTTCAGAAGATAATTATGCTTTTAAAATACGCGAAGTTGATAATGAAGTAACGGATTTTAATATTAATAAAAAAACAGATATAAATATCGAAATAATATATTTAATAACTAATGATATATATAAATTTGAAATAAAAGATATAACACAATTTGATTATAATTTAATTGATGATATTAATACATTTAATAAAATTTTCGATATAACTTCTGTTCCTTATGATAGATTAATTAGTGAACGCAGTATTGAATGGTATAAAAATAAAGGAAGTGATTTTACAGAAATTGATGGTCATATTACTTTAATGGATATTAAAAATAGAGGAGAGAAAGTTTATGTACAATATGGTTCTTCAAATATTGATAGAAAAGCTTGTATTGGTATATCTACTGAACCAGATGATAATATTGATTTAAAAGTAGGTGGTACTATTAACACAACTGATATAGATGTTACGAATATTTTAGATGCCAATATTATTAAGGTCAATACTATAAATATATTAGGTAGTATTCTAATAGATTATTTACAAGCTACAGAATCATCTAATATAACTTTATATAATGATTTAATTCCATTTGAAACAGATGGAATTAATTTAGGTTCATTAAATAATGCTTTTGATACTATTTATTCTCATAATATAAATATTGTTGGAAATTCTAATTATTTACTATCTTATAATAGTAATAATAACAGCTTGGATATTAAAAATGTCAATGAAAATAATTATGGAAATTTGAATTTAAATAAAATTGCTATATACGATAACGGAGGTATTAATTCTGATTATATTGAAATTAAATATGATGTAAATACTTTATCATTTAGAAAATATGATAATAGTTTATTATCCCAAAGCATTTTTCAATTTAATTATCATAGTGATAAATTAATTGTAAATAATATTAAAATTTCAAGTAATATAGAATGTGATAATGGCATATTGAATATATTATGTGATGTAAATTTATATAATTTGTCAGCAAGTAATTTAGACATTTATAGTAATTTAAATGTTCCATATGCTGATATTGATATATTAAATTTAAGCAATCTTAACGTTAGTAATATTTATTCATGTAATATTTCAACAACAAATTTACATTCGCATGATTTAATTATAGATAATGATATAAATATTATAAATGGTAATATTAATTGTGAAAATGGTGAATTAAAAGTTAGTAGTGTTGTTACAAGTAACTTACAAGTTTTAGGTGATTATACAAAAATTAATACAATTACTTACGAAACTGAAAATATTTATATAACTAATTATTTTAATGATGGACCAAGTATAGAAATTATAAATGATGAAAATACAAATACTAATAATATAATTGAAGTTAAAAATCAACATGATGAAAATAAATTTTATTTAGATCAAAATTATATTTTACATGTTGAAGGTATAAATCAAATAACAAAACAAGAACTTCAATATTTGAGCACTATCGATAAAGATATTATTGAAAAATTTAATGATAGTTCAAATTATACTAGTTATATTAGTAATAGACTTGACGTTACATCAAATTATATTGTAGATGTTGATAATAATTTAATAAATTTAAATAATCAAGATTTTTTTAAAGAAGAACCCAAACATCCTATTGTTAAAGAATATGATGAATCAGATAATACAATAATTCATACAATTAATAATCTCGATACTAATAATATATTCTATCATGATAATATGTCTAATTATTATATTATACTTAAAAATAATGAAAATACAAGTAGAAAACACTATCAACTTTCATTAACATATAATATATCTGCTGATATCTTGATGGTTGGTGGTGGTGGTTGTGGTTCTAATGTTCTAAATAATTTCACTTATCCACCATCATCATTTACTCCAATAGAAATAACTCCAATACCAATAGAAGAAGGAGAAGTAAGTAATTTCGATAATTATTATATAACAAATAATTATTTATATGGATATCATTCCAATGAAATTTTTAAATATAATATTAATGATTATAATAAAATTACTAGTTGGAGTGAAAATATTCATAATATTGATATTTTTAAATTATCTAAAAATGATAATATTTTAGTTTATAATATAAATTCTTTAAATTCAATATGGATAAAAATATATGATACAGATAAAACATATGAAATTAAAACTGACGATGAATTAGTATTAAATTTTGTAATTACAAATGATAATAATTATATATATTATTTTACTAATTTATATAATATATATAAAATAGATATAAAAAATAAAAATCAAAAAATAATAACAGACTTAAACACTATTAAAAGTGATCATGAACAAATTTTAAATATCAATTTAAGTAGTGATGATAATATTTTATATATTTGTAGTTATTCGACAAATCCTTCTACTAATTCAGAAATAACTAAATATAACTTAAAAACAAATAAATATTGGTCTTTTAGTATAAATAATAATAATCAAGAAATTAAATATTTTAAAGAATTTGAAAATAGTCAAATAGAATATATATATATAACTACTGGAAATTTTTATATTAAGTATAAAAGAGAATTAAATGAAATAGATATTGGTATAGATAATATAGATAGCATTAAAAATATTAATATCGATATCGATAACACTACTATTTATTATATAAATGATACAAATAGATTATATAAATTATCATTACATTATTATAATCTTCCTTCATCCGGTTCTGCTGGTGGTGTTTTATTCGAAAAAGATATTACAATATATAATGGTATTTATGATATTTATATCGGTTCTGGTGGAAATAATTCAAATAGTTTAATTACAAATAGTACTAATACTGAAGGTTTTGGAGTAACAGTATATGGTGGTGAAAATAGTAAAGTACGTAATGAGTGTTATGTAACAGGTGCTTATAATGGTTATAAAATAGAGAATGATTACTTAATAAAACAAAATGAACATGATATCAAAAAATATTCGAATGACCCATTATATAATCGAGGTGGTATATCATGTTTAAATCTAAATAATAGTAACGTTTTTAATGGTCAACATGGTTTTAGACCAGAATTTATTGATAATTTAAGTTCATTAACTGAAATTCCAACATATTATGGTGGAGCTTCTGGAACATTTGATAATAGATCAATAATTGATGATATTGATGATACTATAACATTTAAAGGTAATGGAGGAGGTACTAATTCTATTAATTTAAATTCTAAAGATGTAAAAACTAATTATATATGCGCTAAACATTCGGGAGCAGGAGCTTCGGGGGGATTTAATAGAACTGATGGAAATAATGATATAAGTGAAGGTGGTTCTGGTATAGTTATAATAAAATATAATATTGAAAAAAATGATTTACAAGTATTAGAAAATAAACTAGATAATCGTTTAAAATTAATAGAAGAAAATCTTTTATTTTCAAGACTAAATACATACGGAAACTATAATATAACTATACAGTTTAAGAAAAAATCAAGCGATAAATTATTTGATATTATATATATCGATCAATCTTACTCACATATAATTATTAATAATAAACTAACTGATTATAATACCGTTAATACAAATTTTAAATATGAAATAACATTAAAAGCATATCTATCTGATGAGTTTAATGACTATATTCCAGAAAGATTTATAGATACTTATAGATATATAACAACAAATAGTGATATAGATTTAGAAGAAATTGTCAATGATAATACAAAGTATATATATATTGATAAAATAGATATTAAAATATATGATAATATTTATAACTATGATAACCGTGCCTATTTTTGGAATACTACAATTATTTCTGAAAATTTAACATCGATGAATACAGATAGTTATATATTTGATGATACATTATCATTAAACTATTATAATAAACTCAATATTATTAGTCAACATGATTATGAATTCTTTCAAAATGATAATTCACTTGTTAAAATTCCAATAAATGATATAAATTATTATTATATAGGTTCTTCTCCAACTACACCATCTTATAATGAGTTAGCATATAATTTATTTAATAAAGAAAATAATGTAATTATTACTTGGCCTGATAATTATACTTCAAATGGTGAGCCTTATCGAAACCCCGATTCCCCTTATATTATATATGATGGTAGTGAATATTATGGAGATTGGATATTAGTTAGATTTGACAGAAAAATAAAAATAAAAGAAATAGAAATTAATACTGGTGAAAACGCAGACTCAATAAATAGTTTGGAAATATATGCAACAAATAATGATATTAGTGGTGAGATAGAGAGTGGACATACTATAAATGTTACGAATTTATTAAATAAACCATCAACATTAAATAAATCTTCCATAGAATCTATTTATTATTATAATCAAGAATTTGATATAGGTGATAGTTTTAATACTTTTGTTATTCTTTTTAGTCAATTGCAAAATACATTCACAAATCTTAAATTGAAAAATATAATGATAAAAGCAGATTACAAAAATTGGGAAGAAAGAATTATAAATGAAAAAACTATAATATCTAATACAAATGAAAGTTTAATTTCTATTATTAATACTTTAACATCTAATTTAAATTTATTGACTGATAGATTTAATACTCATCATCCTGAATAATTTACCTTTATAAAATATATTTACTACAAAATAATATATATTAATTATTTAATAGACAGTTATTAAATGAATAACAATATATTTATATCTATAGCAAGTTATAGAGATAAAAATTGTACTAAAACTATCAAATCAATATATGAAAATGCTAAATATCCTGAAAATATTTTTATAGGTATTTGTCAACAAAACAATGAAGAAGTTGATATTGATTGTTTACAAAATTTAGATGAAAAATATAAATCACAAATTAGAATTATTAGAATTAATTATAAAGAAACTAAAGGAGTTACACACGCAAGATACTTATGTTCAACATTATGGAAAAATGAGAAATATTTTTTACAAATAGATAGTCACACTCATTTTATTAAAAATTGGGATATTAAATGTATTTATACAATTGAACAATTAAAAAAAAATAACATATCTCAAAAACCGGTTTTAAGTCATTATCCCAGAGATTATACAGATATACAAAAAAACGATAATTTTAATATTACTTATGTTAAATTCTACTACTATATGAAGGATGTAGATATTATTAAATTTGATGGTGCAAGATTTATTAATAGTAATAATTCATTTATTAAAACACCATTTGTTACAGGTAATTTTTTATTTACAGAATCTAAATTCTTACAAGAAATTCCATACGATCCCACTTTAGATTATTTACATCAAGGTGAAGAAATATTACATTCTTTAAGATTTTATACACATGGATATGATATATATGTTCCTAATGAGACAATAGTTTATCATTTATATAATACTAAGGAACCAAAAATATGGATAGATGATAAAGATATTGAGAAAAAAAGAGCTAAAGTTTATAAAAAAATTATAAATGTATTTAATTCATATAATAATTATATCGCAAATTTATATTTAGGAAAATATGGTTTAGGTAATAAACGTTCAATAAACAGTTATAGAAGATATTTGAAAATTTATAAAACATATTTTAAAAAAGTATTAATTAATATATTAATTTTTATTAATATTCTTATTATTATATTTTATTTACTCTATATTATCTTTAAGAAGCTTTTTTAATGTATCTATATTTATACCTTTTTTAATTTTAACATTATTTACTTCTACACATATTATCATATCACCCTTCTTATTTTGATTAAAATTTGGTAATCCTTTATTTTTAATTGTATATTCATTTTTATTTAATATAATTCCATATTCTGATGTATT